TTTCTAATGCTCTAAATAATAAAGCTCCATTGTATTTAGTCATAACTGTTCTCCTATTATTTAAAAGTATTTATATATGCTTGTAAGTTTTCCATATCTTGAGTAGAAAGATTAGCAGCCTGACCCCACATTAAGGCAGACTGCTCACCTCTAGTCTCTCCATTTTTATACTGCATCAACATATCTACAATAGAAGTACTGCCAACAAGCTTTGGTCCAATACCTCCTTCTCCAGCTTGACCATGGCACATAGCACAATTTACATAAACTTTACTGCCCATTTCAGCTGGGTCAGCTTCTAGTCTAGCTAATTTTTTTAATTCTAGTTGTTCTAAAAATGTACCATGTTCCAAAGTGTATGCTTCATAACATTCACCGAAACAAGAATGCACATCTTCATAGCCTTTATAAGATGTAGTGTTATAAGCAAATAAAAATATAGCTGCTATTCCTGTGATTCCAAGTAGTATTGGAAAAATTATTTCTTTCATATTATCCCTCGCAAGATATACATTCCACATCTTCTAAATTAATTCGTGGAATTTTAGTGTTAACATTCTCTACATTTCTAGCTGCATTAGTTCTAAAGTAATACAACGATTTAAGTTTGTGCATACCATACCAGTGTACATCACTAACATACTGCATGTATGTATCATGTACCTGTTGTTCTTCAGTAGCACTTGGTAATGTAAAGAATAAATTTAATGATTGTGCTTGACAAATAAACTCTTGTCTTTTGTAAGCATGTTCGACTAACCAAATCTGATTTATTTCGTTAGCAGTTTTAAATAATTCTTTTTCTGTTTCATCTAATGCTTTTAATTTTTGTACTGAACCTTCATTGTTGGCAATTTCTTTCCAAGTTTTATTAAGCTCTTCACCTTTTAATCCTTTAGACTTTAAAAGTTTTTCTAAGTATTTATTTTTAACTTGATAAGAACCTGATAAAGTTTTATGAGTATAAACATTTGCTCTATAAGGTTCTATTGACGGACTTGTTCCACCACATATAATACTACTACTAGCATTAGGAGCAATGGCAAGGAGATGAGCATTACGATTGCCAGACCCAGAGATATCAGGAGCTTCTCCCCGAACATCAGCAAGTTCTTGACTAGCTTTAGTGGCTCTTTTTTTAATGTGTTTAAATGCTTGATAATTAAAACCGGTAGCTTGTATTCCTTCAAATGGAATATTATTCTCTTGAAGATAAGCATGAAATCCCATTGCTCCCAAACCAAGTGACCTTTCTCTATAAGCTGAGTAAGCTGCTTTTGTAAAACCTTCTTTACCTTCTTTAACATAGCCTTTAAATCTTTTAAAATTTGCATTGTATTCTCCTAGTTGTTCTGTATCTATAGCATTATCAATAAAATGTTGCAGAACATTATCCAACATTGTTATTAAATCTTTAATAAATAAATCATCTTTAACCCATTTATCATAGTGTTCTAAATTAACACTAGACAAACAACATACAGCTGTACGTTCTTCATCAGTTACTAAAGTTATTTCAGAACAAAGATTACTTTGTCTAATCTTTAACCCTAAATCTTTTTGTCCTTTTGGTAGTGCTTCGTTACAAGTATCTATATTAATCATATAAGGTTCGCCTGTTTCAGCACGAGCATTTAGTATTTGCCACCATAAAGAACGAGCATTAATTGTTTTACAAGCTTCGTTAGTTTTAGGGTCTATTAATCTAAAGTCAGCATCTTCTTCTACTGCTTTTAAAAAATCATTGGTAAGGTTTATACCATTGTGTAAATTTAAATTCTTTCTGTTTATATCTCCACCAGATTCTTTTCTCATGTTTATAAACTCTTCAATCTCTGGATGTGAAATATCCATGTAAGCTGCATAACTTCCTCTTCTTGTTACACCTTGATTAAAGGCTAACATCTGTGAGTCTACAACATGGATGAATGGAATAGTACCAGTAGAACGACTGCCTGAAGAAGTAGAAATACCGTTACTCCTAATATCTCCCCAAAATCCACCAATGCCTCCACCTGAACTTGCCAACCATATGTTCTCATCATAGTGAGCAGATAAACCATCCCTACTGTCAGGAACATAATTGAGGAAACAACTAATAGGTAGCCCACGAGTAGTTCCCCCGTTACTAAGTATAGGAGTGCTAAACATGAACCAACAGTCGGAACTGTAATCATAAAGCCTTTGAGCAAGTTCGAAGTCAGTATGTTGTTTATAAGTTGCTGCAAAAACTGCAGCCCTAGCGAAAGCTTCTTGAGCATGTGTTTCTTCCTCCCAGAAATATCTATCTTTTAATGTATCTAAACTAAACTTATCTAGTTTTTTTTCTTTATCATAGTCAATTTGTATACCGAGATATGGTTTAGTACCTACTTTATCTTCTACCATTAAATATCTCCATGTAAAATATATGAATTATATATTTCTTCTCCAGTTTCTAAAATAAGTTTAAGATAAGGATTAACTCCGGATGGAGTTTGTTTATAATCAGTCTCTTCAATCTTAACTACTTTTAAATTATTCACTATCATTCCAACTTTAACTTCTTGGAATCCTGTTGTCTTAATCATTTTTTTCTCCTTCTAATATTTTCATTAATTTTTTTTCGTACCACTCAGCTTTTTTTAAATCTTCTATACCATTCTTGTAAGTAAATCTCCATCTATATTTATGAGAGTTACCACGAAGATATCCAATAAACTCTTCTCTAGTTAGCATAGCTTCAATAGAATCTATACATTCTATACTGCCTTGATTGTAATGTTCAGGACTATTAACAAGGTCTCCTATTGTTTTATATTTCATTTAATAAATCCTCTAATTTAATTTCAGGGTTTTTCTTTACATGTTTATAAAACCAACGTAAAGTGTAGGCACTAACCATAAATTTATTGTTAGCAAATATATGTGTTTGTTGTGGTAAAAATTGTTGTAAGTTTTTTTCATTTATTTTTTCTTTGTCCTCTCCTTCTGGAGTCATGCTTCTTAGCCACTCTATCATTAGTTGTTTAGATTTAGTTCTAAGTTGTCTTGATTTTTTTCCATTCATAATGCTTTAATATCTTCCCAACCTATTAAAGATGAGTCATAATTTTTAACTAACTTCCAATAGTTTAATATACTATTAAACATACTAACATGTTTTTGATGAGATTCTTTATCCCAAACATGACAACAAATAAGTTCGTTGTCTTTTCGGTCAACAAAAATAGATACTCTTTCAACATCATCATAACCACAACCTTGAGCATAAGCTGATAGTTGCATACCATGTTCATCATAAACTAATTTAGCAGGGTCTTTACCTTCTAGGTTATCTTTAGTTTTAAAGTCTATAAATATTCCTGACTTAGAATATAAATCTATCTTACCACCATAGCCTTGTGCAGCACAGAAAGAATCTTCTGCAATCCACTCTTCATTAGGAAATGTTTTGTCTAAATATTTTTTAATAAGACGATAAGTTTTATTATCTGCTTTGCCTAAGAATCCATTTTCAATAAGAGCATGAATTTTAGTACCTTCTTTTGCAGCTTCTTTACCAATTTTTTTAGAGTCTTCTTTACATCTATAAGTAAAAGATTGAAAAGATTCTCCTTCTTCTCTATCTAAAGTTAAAGCAGAATTTAAAGCTTGGTCTATCTTCCAATTTTCTAATGAGGGTTTTGCAATCATACTTAAAATAGTAGTGACTGATGGTACTAAACCTTCTTTCTTAGCATCTCTAAGAGTAGTGTTTCTTTCCTTACCATTAGCTCCTATGATAGTATACATAGGCTCACCTTCTCTAGTATACCAATGTCCAGACTCAGCTGTAAATTTATTATACTCGTCTTTAGGTTTTTTGTCAAGTGTTTTATTTTTTATCATTTTTCTTTTCTTCCTCAGATTGTTTAAACGCTTTGATTACATCACTAGAAAATAACTTTTGTAAATTTACAAGGTACATTTTACTAGCATTATTATCTCCACCTGAAACTGTTTTAAAGTAATCAAGTTTATCTACTATTGTTTTTAATACATCTGTTTTAAATACCAAAGTACAGAACTCATTATCTCCTACACATAAATTATGAAACCAATAATCTGATTCAGTGGCTCTGATACCAGAAGGTTTGTTCCAAGATTCATATTCAACAGCTATGTTTCCTGTCTTCATCCACATACCTCGTTCTGATTTTACTTCTATTTTTTTATTAGTTAGCATGTCTGCTATTTTTTCTTCTCTGATTGAACCATATTCTAAATCCAAATCAAATTTCTTTCTATCTTTTTTAGTGGGTTTCACTCCAGTTACCTCCTATTTTGTATTCGCCATCCAAAGGACAACGAAGATTAAAATGCTCTCCTGCTTTTTTTATAGAATCTACTGCCATAATACCTGAACATTCAGCTTGAGAGTCTTTAACTTCAAGTTGCCATTCATCATGTATATTAGCAACAAACTTATAATCTATAGCATTTAATTTTAGTTTCATATCTAAATCAACCAAAGCTTTTTTCATTACAATCGCACCTGCTCCTTGCAATAAAGTATTTAAAGCTGCATGATTATTTCTAATATATAATTTTCTACCATCTAATCCTTTAAGGAATTTTTTATGAGATGCTCTTTGTACTCTTGTTGTAAGAGATTTAAATGAAGGTTTATTATCAAAGAAATGTTGTCTAGCTCTTCTACCATCGCTTGTAGTTCCTTCAACCACACTCCCAAGCTTTTCATCTCCTGCTCCGTACATGAGGGCATAGATGAAAGTTTTTGCCTGATTTCTAGATTCAAGTCCTGCAAGTTTTTGATTAAAGGTGTGTATGTCTCCGTTAATAATTTCATTTATAAATTCCTCGTCATTCATATAATGTGCCAACATTCTAATTTCTAATCCACTAGCATCGACACCTACTAGTTTATAGCCATTCTCAACTGTCCAACAAGCCCGACACTCGTTACCATATTCACTATTAACACTAGGTACTTGTGCCATGTTAGGACTTCTGTGTGTCATACGACCAGTGATAGCACCATTAGGTATCACAAAGCCATGTACTCTTTCATCTTCTTCTACTGCCTCTACCCATGATTCAACTTGTGCTATTCTTTTTTGCAACAAAAGAAACTTTGCAATTAAGTTAGCTTCATGTATATGAGTTATTTCAGATAAAGTTTTTTCATCCACAATAGGTTGACCAGTAGGTGTAAATCTATTCGGCTTCCACCCAAAGTCAGTAAGGTATTCTCCTATTTGTTTACGACTACCAAGATTAAACTCTTGTAAAATCTTTCTCATAAATGGATTGTAATTAGAAGTGTTTAAACATCTTTCATATTCATCATCAGTCATACCTCTCTTAGAAAGAGAACCATCCTTTTTTATATAAGGTGTAACTAACTTATCATCTACCCACTTAGGTTTAAAAGTAGTATGTACTTCATCTTCTATACTTTGTTTTCTTTCTCTAAGTTCTGATAGAAGTAAGTCAGCTTGTTTCATATTAAATTTAAAACCATCTGATTCTTGCTTCTTCATTATATGAGCAATGCCATGTTCTAACTGCACTGACTCTTTAGAAAAACCTTTAGCTTCTTTTCTTAACTCAAAGAAAACTTTAGTGTTTAATTCTACATCTCTAACACAGTAGTCTAACATTTCATCAGAATAATTTAGGTAGTCTTCAAATTCAATTTTAGAAAAACCTAATTTAAATCCCCACTTTTCTAATGAATGACCACCTTCACGAGTAGGATTAAATAGTCTAGATAAAACAAGTGTGTCTAATATTTCTTTATCTTTAAATAAATCTACATCAAAAAACTTTTTTATCATAGGCACATCAAAGCCTATAATGTTGTGACCAATTAATCTATCAGCTGACTCTAGTAGTTTTACTCCATCGTTTAAACAGTCTGGAGGAAACTTAAATATTTCTTTTGTATCTACATCTTGAGCAACTATACACCAAACTTTAGTGGCTTTTAAATCATCTGTCTCTATATCAAATACTAAATCCATAATTAAAATCCTTGGTCTCTATCGTCTACATTGATATCTGATATATCAACTTCAGATAATCTACCAGTGTGTTTATCATATAACAAATGCGAAGCAAGTCCTACATCTCCTGTGTACCTAGACTTAAGCACTCTCATTTTAGTAGTCCTAGCTTCATCAATATCATCTGATTGTTGATTTCTTTCTAATGCTATTACACAATCTGATAATTGTCCAATACTATTTGAACCTCTAAGATGAGAAAGAGATACTTCAATACCATTTTCATGTCCTTTATTACCATCAACTCTACGAAGATGTGAAACTAAAATAATACCTGCACCTGTTTCTTCTACCAAACTTCTGAGCCTTGTCATAATAGTATCAATAGCTCTTCGTTCATCGCCTTCATGGACAGCACTAACTAACATATGTAAATGGTCTACCACTACCCACTTGCATTCACAACCAATAATCATGTATCTTAATTTAGAAAAGATATCATCAATATCATTTGTACCAAAGTGAGAATGTACCCATACTCTGTTCTTATTATCTCCATCATAAAGAACATCAAAGAATTTATCAATTTCTTCTTTACTAAAGTTTTCTCTTTCTTGGTCTATATAAAGTCTAGCATTAGCTTCAATAGATAAGATACCATCAATAGTTCTTCTCCAGTCTTCTTCAAGAGCAATGACTCCGACATTATCTGTAGTGCTTTTTATTAGATGATGTTCAAGTTCTCTAGTAACAGAAGACTTACCTAGTCCTGTACCACCTGTAAGAGTTACAAGTTCTCCTTGTCTAAGACCATAAAGTTTTTCATTAAGTCCTTCCCAAGGATAAGGTATGCTAGTTTTCTTTTCTCTAGAATGAAACTTATCTCTTTGTTCAGAAACATTTATAACACCAGAAGGTGTGTAAACTTTAGAAGCCCACCAAGCTTCAACAAACTCTTTATGCTTGTTGTTTCTAAGCATATCATTAGGGTCTTTCCACCCATTAGGTAATGAAAGTATCTTAGCTTTACTAGGTTTAAACAGTCTAGCTACTTTTTGCGAAGCCTCTTTACCTGCTTTATCATTATCAAAAGCAATGATAACATTTTCAAAGTCATCGAAAAACTCTAAGCTTTCCTTGATATCTTTAACTGCTCCACTTGCACCACTCTTAATAGATACAACTGCCCATCTACTACCAAGTAATTCATAAGCTGACATTGCATCACACTCTCCTTCAGTGATAGTAATATACTTACCACCCTTGAAAAGCTGTTGACCAAACAATCCAGTTTCTGATTTAGTACCTTGCCAAAAGAATTGTTTATCTCTGACACTCCTTGTTTTAGTAGCTGATACTTCATGTCCATTATAAAATGGATACAGGTGTTTGATTACATTCCCTTGTAAATCGTGAACAACTTTAACTCCATATTTTTGAGCAGTATCTTTAGTAATCTTTCTGTCAGTCAAAGCTGAGAAAGAACCTATCTCAATACTATCAGGTTGTTTAAACGATGTACTTGTTTGTTGATTTGTTTCCATATTTTTTCCTTTACATGCTTCTTCATAATTAGGCATGAATGCATCACAGCTAAAACATTTAGCCGAGCCATCTTCATTCACTCCGACTGCATCTGTACTGCCACATAACGGACAGGGTTGATGCACTTTATCCCAAGTAGTTGTCATGTTTGCCCTCATTAATTAAATTACTCTTTGGTATCTTCTGATACCTCTTCTGTTTCTACTATAGCTTCTTCAGAATCTCCTAAAAGTTTTTCTAAATTTGCTCTATGTGTAGCAGTAGTAAAACTTAAAGCTTCGGTAATCACTTCTAAAGTTCCTACTTTTTGAATGATAACTCTAGCTTCACCTTGTTTGGCTTCATCTTTTATGTTATTAACATCGTAAGCAGTTTCACCTTTATCATTTTTTATAGTGATAATCACTTTTAAAACTCCTCGTTATCTGAATCAGCTTCGGCATACTCTACTAACTCATTTACTTTTACAGCAATAAGCTCTGCAAACTTACCATAGTTATTTTCGTAAGGTTTAAATTTAACCTTAACTAAAGAACCATTACCTACTAACACATCTAACGGATTGTTTTCTGCATCTACTAACTTAGGTGCTTCGTTAACACGAGTACCTACCTGTACCTTTCTACTGAATGAGAAAGCAGGTTCGTCATATTTAGGTTGTCCACTTCTATCTCTGACTTGAGATAGTCCTTGTGCTTCTAGTTTAGAAGCTGTATCAGAATCAGTCAATACTGTTATCTGATATTTAGGGTCACCGAACCTAGTGTTAGGGGTACTAACATTAGCCCACATCGCCTTTCCTTCTATATATTCATACATATTTTTCCTCTCTTAATGTATAGTTAATCGAAATTTTGTACCATTATACCACATCTAACTTTTAATTGCAAGTCTTTTTTCTTTTCGCTTTGCATTATTTTGTTTTCTAGTGTTATTATTTTCATCAGCAAACCATTCGTTAATAATTTTTTCTTTTAAATCTTTAGTAGATAAACCTGAATTGTTACTTGTTATTTTTATATCTTTACTTTGAATTATTATTGTAGCATAGTTATGATACTTCTCATAAGTTAAAGTAAACTGATAGTCAGGAGCATTGTAATACATAACATTGTTTAAACGTTCTGCATACATGCCGTAGTCTATTTGTTGTTTTTGTTTTTTCATATACCTCATTTAAAAAGGTAGCTAGTCATGTGGTGGTTTAGTTCTCATTCATGTTTTATCCTTAACCTTCTTCATCGTCACTCCACATCCCCGAATTTAATCTAGGATTTATAGTGGCTCAGACTTCCAAAGGCTTTTACAAAGGCTCACTCCTAGCTACCGATTCAGTGGCAGTAGAAGTGTAGGTGGCTACTTCTCCTACGTTCTTCTGCAGTTACGTTCTTCTGCAGTACCAATCTTTCTACTACCACTTTTAAATTCTGTGAGGTTTTAATGTACAAGACCTCTTACTTGTTTGATTTTGCAATCAAGTTCTACAGTCAGGAAGGGTTAAATATGAGGGCAACTGTATCACACATAAGACCTCTATTATACCACATCTAAATTTAAATTGCAAGTTCTTTTTTATATTCTTTTGTCCACCAATTCGGCATTGCTCTACCTTTTTCCCACTTGGCGTAATGTTTTTCATTAATAACATACCTACGATAAGCAACAATAGGGTCAGCATGTTTATACTCATCTGGCATAGCTTGTGCAAGTGTACTTATATTTCCTCGTTTAATGTTGTCTGGTATCTTCATTAAATGTTTAGCAAGTTTATCATAACTAGCATGAGTTTTACCATACCTAAAAGTATACTCTTTACTCAGAGCTACAAAGTGTTTAAACAACCAGAAATAATTACCACTTGTTTCTCTTGCCCAAACTGTACAAGGGTGATTCCAATATGCTCGTTTGTAAAGTCCTACCTTATCTGCATACTCATCACCATCTAGTTCTCTGTGTGCAGTACACAACATCTGTGCTGTTTCAAGTGGCATCTTGACTAGCATCTTGTCTGGTTGTGCTTGTGCTGACAACTGTGGGTCATCATAAAAATAAAATATGTTCATAGTTTTACTCCTAACAAAACTAAAATTCCTATCAGTGTAACATTAACAATCAATAACTCTATTGCTAAGATAGTATGATACCATATCCATCTAGTTTTGTAAGCGTTATCTATTGTTAAATCTTCTGGGTCTGGGCTACTCATCTTCCTTGTCCTCTGTATTTTTTAAAACTTCTACGCTTGTGTTTATTCATAGTACTCATGCTAACATTTTTACTATTACCTTGGCTAGTTTTTTTACCACGACTACCCGTTGTAGAAATATGTATTGTTGCTTGTCTCTTTACTGCCATCAATCAACCTCTTTATCGTAATAGTAATCTCTTAAAAACTTTTCATTGTACTTGTAATACATTGCAAAATCTTTGTATTCTTTTTCACCATACTCTCTTCTTTCTTTACAGTTAGCAATGAACATCTTCTGACAAAACTCTTGAAACTTTTCTTCATTCTTCATAATCATAAACCTCATCACTGTCACTACCTATATCTATTAATGGAGCATTGTCGTAATACTCATCAACTACCTTATCATATATTCTATCCATGTTATTTTAACTCCATATTTTTAACTAACAAAGCAAGTGCTAAATCAAATTGTACCTTTCGAGCAACTTCTTTAGTACCTTTTTTACTAATTCTTTTAAGTGTTGATATTAAAAAATCAACATCTCTTTCAGATAATTTATCAACCACTGCTAAGTATTGTCTAGTTTCTTCTTTTATATTTTTCTTCATACTTATCTCCTCTTTATATTATAGTATTATAAAACTTTATAATATATTTATAATAATATTATTATAATATAACTATAAAACTTATAAAGATTATAACATATTTTTTTGTTAATGTAAATAATTATTTTTTTATTAATTTTATTTATCTTACTTACCTATAGTATATACCCTCTGAGAGTTCCATAAGTCCTCTCTAACAGGTGTTCTCTGTTAATATATGCAAGGGTATTATCTCTAGTTAACTGAGCTTTAAATCTCAGAATCAAAGTAGCCGTTTAAACACTCTGCAATTACTTCTTCTATGGTTTCAAAAATTTCTAAATCTTTAATGCCTCTATCAGAATCGTAATCACCACTCATCAAAACATCATATACTTCATTAACAATTCTATTAAAAGTTTTGTCTGAAATTTTACTTGATATTCCATTCATACTTGCAAGTCTATCACCTACTTTATCTTTCCATGTTTCCATTAGTAGTCCTCCATTTCTTGTACTGCTTCTGCCATTTCATCTTTAATATCATCTGTGTCTAAGTCTTCATAATCTTTACCATAAAAAGATTCTTTGGTTGCCCACTTCCAATCTGTCTCATCTCCATTGGGAGTATAAGAACTATAGAAGGAGTTACCATCTTTTAAAAGAACTTGAAGTCCTGTCCACTTACCTAACTCAACACTTATTATATCATCAACATTAAAACCATATCGTTCTGCTATGTCATCTAAGTCATAACGGATTCGAGTTTCATATCTTGCTTCAACATATCTAACTTTATTCATATTTATTTACCTCTTTAATAATCGTTATCATTATACTTTACCATGCCCTGCTTGTCAAACTTTTTAGGTTCTTTAGATTGAATTAAAAAAATTGACATGATTGCAAGAGTAAATATTATTATACAAGTCATTAGTAATACTCCATCATTCA